ATCCTCAGTGACTACTTAGACGACTTTTCTAGCAAAGAGCTACTGACATACAAAGACTTACTAGCAGGTTTCGAGAAAGCCACTAGACATACAATAGAATGGTTTGAGGAGCACTAATGACAATGCCCACTGAGAGATACAAATCGTTGATGCGCACACAGAAGTTTCTATCGGAGTTGCAAAACCCCAAGGGAGGCTGGAAGAAGATCAGCGAGATACGAAAAGAAGCCGCCATATGTATGAAGCATTACCCGTGGGAGATGCACTTAGAAGATATGGCAAACCAGTCACCGGACACACTGAGGAAGGAGCGATGAATAAATACAAGCTAACTGCTACGACTAGAACCCTTAAAGGAACCACTGTGTACCAAATACAGGCTTTAAAGAGCTTCAGAGGTGTCATAGCAGGTGACTTAGGTGGGTGGATTGAGAGTGAAGGTAACCTATCTCAGCTAGGAGATTGTTGGGTGTCTACTGGTGCTATGGTGTATGATGAAGCTACTGTGAGTGAAAATGCTAGGGTGTACGGAAATGCTAGGGTGTACGGAGATGCTAGGGTGTTTGGGAATGCTATAGTGAGTGAAAGTGCTAGAGTGTTTGAAAATGCTAGCGTGTCTGAAGATGCTAGCGTGTCTGAAAATGCTAGGGTATTTGGAAAGGCTAGAGTGTTTGGAAGTGCTATGGTGTTTGAAGGAGGTAGTGTGTTCGGAGATGCTAGAGTGCTTGGAAGGGCTAACGTGCTTGAAGGAGGTAGTGTGTTTGGAAATACTAGAGTGAGTGGGGATGCTATGGTGAGTGGAGATGCTAAGGTGTTTGGAAAGGCGAGGGTGGGTGGAAATGCTAAAGTGCTTGGAAACGCTAGTGTGCTTGGAAAGGCTGCGGTGTACGGAGATGTTGAGGTGAGTGGAAATACTTGGGTGAGTGAGGAGGCGGTATGAATGCAGATACAATAGTGGCGAAGATGCAGCTAGAGTTGCAGCACCTTAGAACAGAGAATTCTCTATTGAAGCTACGAGAGGTTGTGCAAGATGCGATTGGGGACTTGGACGAGGTGCTATACAGTGGCACATCGACTGAGTTGCTGGATGAAACACGAGACAGACTACAAGAAGCATTGGAGGAGAAGGTATGAGTTATCGAGAAGTACAACTACAAGCAGAGAACAGTACACTAACAGCACGTGAGGCTGACCTCATTAAGCTATGTGGTGAGCAGGAGGAGGAGATTGCTAAGCTGCGTAGGCTGCTAGTGGGCTTATACTCTGAGTCGTACATTGAGAGTGTGCTAGCTAGAGATGAAAACACAGACGTGAGGTAGAGATGGACACCGCAATCATAGACATTGAAACAAACATGGCACACGACATCATATGGTGCGTTGGCTACCGCACACCAGGTATGGAGAAGGCGGCAGTGGCCACCACAGCAGCTGAGCTGCCATCGCCGTTGAAGTACAAGTGGGTGGCACACAACGGTGTCAGTTTTGACTTTCCACTTTTGGGAAATTTGTGGAATTGGCACGTGCCATTGTCTCAGCAGATAGATACGCTGCTAATGTCGCGAATGTATGACACCAACATCACTGGCGGTCACAGCTTGAAGGCGTGGAGTGAGCGGCTAGGCATGAATGAAGGCAAGCTAGACTTCACAGACTTTGATGGCGGCTATACGCAAGAGATGTCAGAGTATTGTGCGCGAGATGTTGACGTTCTATTCCATCTGCACACCTACTTGGTCGGGGTGATGAGGGCTATGGCGTTCAGTGCCGAGAGTGTCAGGCTGGAGCACAGCGTACGTCACATCACAGACGTACAAGAGCAGAACGGCTTCAAGCTAGACGTCACATTAGCTAGCGCCTTGTATGCGGAAGCGACATCAAAGCGGTGTCGTATTGAAGAGAAGCTACAGGAGGTTTTTCTGCCAATCACGCACAAACGTGTATCTGAGAAGACAGGGAAGGCGTTGCAAGATAGAATAGAGGTGTTCAACCCCGGATCTCGTACGCAGATAGCGACAAGGTTGGAGACCTTGGGGGTGACGTGGACGCGACGGACAGAGAAGGGGAACATCATCGTAGACGAAACCACGCTGAAGACATTGAAGCAACCAGAAGCAGCTCTATGCCTCACCTACCTAACACTAGGGAAGAAGGCGTCTATGATAGAGGGTTGGCTTAAACATGTAGGGGAGGATGGACGAATACATGGACGTGTCAACACACTAGGGGCGGTGACGGCTAGGATGACGCACTCAGCGCCAAACGTAGCACAAGTGGATAGTGACGTGGATATGCGGAGATGCTGGACAGTGGAAGAGGGGCAGCGCCTGGTGGGTGTTGACGCAGCGGGGTTGGAGTTGCGGATGCTAGCACATTACATGAACGATGCGGAGTATACGGCGTTAATACTGGAAGGTGACATCCACACCTATAACCAAGAGGCTGCGGGACTGGCTACACGAGATCAAGCTAAGACGTTCATCTACGCTATGCTCTACGGTGCCGGTGATGCTAAGATAGGCAGCATCGTTGGTGGTACAGGGAAGCAGGGGAAGCGGATGCGCGAAGACTTCGAAGCCAACGTCCCAGCGTACACGAAGCTTAAGGCTAAGGTGGAGAGGATGGCGGCACAGGGGACGCTGCCTGGATTGGATGGCAGACGGGTGCGCGTTCGACACGCTCACGCGGCGTTGAATACATTGCTTCAGAGCGCTGGCGCTATTGTGATGAAGCGGGCGTTGGTGATGGGGCAGGAGCGGTTGAGGCGGCTAAACATCCCACATCTTATAGTGGCGCAGGTGCACGATGAGATTCAGAGCGAGGCGGCGGCGGTGTTCGCCCCTACGGTGGGGCAGCTATACGTTAAAGGGGTGCAGGAGGCGGGGTTGTATTATGGAATGCGCTGCCCACTGGACGGAGATTATAAGATTGGCATCACATGGGCGGAGACACACTGATGACTAAGCAATGTTCTACATGCAAAGAGGTTAAAGGGGTGGGGGAGTTTAGTAAGGATAAGCGTAATAAGGACAGGCTTCAAGCTAGGTGTAAGAGGTGTGACAGCGAGAGAAGTCGCAAATGGGCGGCGGATAATCCAGAGCGAAGTAGGGAGAGAAGTCGCAAATGGGCGGCGGATAATCCAGAGCGAAAGCGTGAGGGCAGTCGCAAATGGACTTTGAAAGCAAAGTATGATCTCACCCCTGAGGACTACGACAAGCTGCACGACGAACAGGGAGGAGTGTGTGCTATATGCAGTAAAGCCGAAACAGCTTTAGACAACACACGAAAACCTAGATCGTTAGCAGTGGATCACTGCCACGACACCTCGTATGTAAGAGGGCTGCTTTGTGGTCGGTGTAACACAGGTATTGGCCTGCTGAACGACGACCCTGTCTTATTAAACAAATCAGCCGGTTATATTATTCGACATGCACGCATCAATGGGGCGAGATATATAGAAGCAGAAATAAAGCTTGACGAATATGGAAAATGCTGTACAATATAAACTCAGCACCAACGCTGACAACTGTTTAGACCACGATCGGGAGATCAATATGACATCAGTAATCAAAGCAACAATCATGTGGGCACAGCTCGAAGACAAGAATGAGATGAGCGGCAAGTACCAAGTCGACCTCACCCAACTCTCAGACGGCGCTGTGGCATCATTAGAATCCGATGGCATCGAGGTGCGCTACAAGGATGACAGAGGGCACTTCATCACATGCAAATCAACCCGCCCCATCTATGCCATCGGCTCCGCTGGTGATAGCTTACGCGGCGTGAGTGTCGGCAATGGTTCACAAGCGGTGGCTAAGGTGGGATCGTTCGAATGGAAGTTTAAAGGCAAGACAGGTATTAGCCCATCACTAAGCAACCTCACTATCACGGAGCTTGAGGTGTATGATGTGGGGGAGGATGGCAGTGACAACTCCCCAATCGACTTAGACGAAGCCCTCTAACCCACCCGCCCCTACGGGGGCTTTTCTTTTATGGGAGAGATGACATGACACATGTAAACATAGACGGAGATGTTATCAACTACAGCGTGGGGTTTGCGTCACAGACATCTATGTATGAAGTGGGTGGGAAGCAGTTTGAGATCTCTAAAGACGCCACCGCCTACGCTGGACAGTATGGCATAGATGTCACCACCATCACCCCTGTCGTCATAGCGGAGCCGATCTCATTCGCGCTGTCGTCAGCTAAGCGGTTGATCGAACGCATCAAGAAGGCGTGCAACGCAACCAGCTACACGGTGTTGCTTACAGGTGACGTAAACTTCCGCGACGATGTGGCGACAATACAGAAGTATAAGGGGAATCGTAAGTCGAGCAAACCCGTCAACTTCTTAGACATCAAGAAATATCTAATCGATGTGCAAGGCGCTGAAGTGGTGGAAGGGGAGGAGGCTGATGACCAACTCAGCATACGCGCTGTCAAGAACGGTGACACCATCGCCACGATAGACAAGGATCTGAACAACACAGCGGGGGTGCATTACAATTGGATGCACGACAACTTGTATGAAGTGTCGGCGGTGGAGGCTGACAGAAACTTCCACAAACAACTGTTCACCGGAGATAGCACCGACAACATACCAGGGATGTTTCGTATCACAGGGAAGCGGGCGTCTAAGAAGTATAAAGATGCTATTGACGAGATGGTCAACCCAGTGGACATGTACAAATATGTCTTTGATGTGTACACAACAGCCTGTGAGGAGGGAGAGGTGGACATAGACGTTGAAGCTACGCTAATAGAGATAGGGAGGTTGTTATGGATGAGGAGGGAAGAGGGTGAGATGTGGCTACCAACTAAGGGGGAGGTGTAATGGCGAAGCATAGAGTACCACGGACACATGCAGGTAAGACGTGGACGAAGTCACGCTACTTTGGCTTTATTAGGGGGGCGCTGCGTCGAGCTGCTTCCAACTACCCAGTGAAATATCAAGTTAAGGAGGGAGCTAGACGTCAAAAACCTAAAGGCGTTGAGGGGAGGCATCGGTTTGAGTACAACTGTGCGCATTGCAACGATTGGTTTCCAGACAAAGAAGTGGAAGTGGATCACATCGTCGGCGCTGGTTCCTTGAAGGAGTATACAGACTTGCCAGGCTTTGTTGAGCGGCTCTACTGCGAACCCAAGGGGATGCAAGTGTTGTGTCGCCCTTGTCATGCAACTAAGACAGCACATGAGAGGAAGAAGCGATGAGAGTGGGCATTATTGGAGATACGCATGAGCCGTATTGTCTTGAAGGGTATAGAGAGTTTTGTATGAAAACCTTCAGAGATGCTAAGGTTAATAGGGTGGTGCACATAGGCGACTTAGTAGACCACCACGCCCTATCCTTCCACGACTCAGAGCCTATGCTCAAGGGTGTACATGGGGAGTTGCTAGACGCTAGAGAACGTCTCAAGCCGTGGTACAAAGCCTTCCCTAAGCTGACACTCTGCGGTGGCAACCACGATCTAATCCCAGCCAGACAGCTGAAGAAGATAGGTATGGATGCTGAGGTGTGGATGCGTCCACTGAGCGAGGTTTACAACTTCCCCAGAGGATGGAAGCTGGTGGATAAGATCGTAATAGACGGCGTCCTCTACCACCACGGAGATACAGCTTGTGGCGTTAACGGCTTTCGTAACGACAGCATTAAGCGTATGTGTCGTACAGTTACGGGGCACGCCCACGGCAACGCTGGGATTAGCGCCACCGCCTCTGACCATCGCCTGGTATGGGGTATGGGTGTTGGCTGTGGCGTTGATGTAGATAGTATGTCGATGGTGTACGGCAAACATTTCCTACAAAAACCCATCATCGCCTGTGGCCTAGTCCTCAATGGCGACCCACAGATCAAATACATGCAGCTGGGAGAGAAAGCATGAAGGAGATAGACAATGGATAACGACATGTTATTCACAATCATCCAAGATCGCATGGATCCGGAGGAGGTGGTAGACTTACTAGGCATGGGGACAGGGGAGCTGTGTCTTCGTCTTAGACGCCAAGTGCTGGAACATCGTGAACGCTTTGAAGATTATCTTAACATATATGGAGAGGATACATGAGTGAGTTTAGAAACAGCTTCGGCGAGACAATCTTCCGAAACAAATACGCCCTGACACCAGAGCAGACGTGGGAAGAAAAAGCCACAGATATAGTGCACGACGTCACAGAGAATCTAATGCCAAAGGAGGAGCAAGAAGAACTCAAGGGGTATATTACGACGTTCAAGTTCATGCCCGGTGGACGCTATATCTATTATGCAGGTAGGCAGGCTAGCTACTATAATAATTGCTACCTACTGAAAGGCGAAGAGGACACCCGCGAAGAATGGGGTAGTGTGCTTAAGAGGGCGTCAGATGCTCTGATGTCCGGAGGGGGTATTGGCGTGGACTATTCCGTCTTTAGACCCAATGGCGCTCCGCTAGGACGTACCGGGGGTAGTGCTTCAGGGCCTATCCCACTGATGCACTCAGTTAATGAAGTGGGTCGGAACGTCATGCAAGGTGGAAGCCGACGCTCTGCCATCTACGCCTCCCTCAACTGGAGACATGCAGACGCCCCCGCCTTCCTAGCAATGAAGGATTGGCATAGTATGAAGATCACCAAAGGCTTCACTGTCTGGGATGCTAAGGTGGCAGACTTCAACTATCACGCTCCCTTGGATATGACGAACGTGTCGTTAAACTACGACAGCGCCTTCTTAGATCACATAAGCAACGGGCATCTTCCGCCGTTGTTTGTCGAGAATTGCAAGCAAGCTATGATGACTGGAGAACCTGGCTTCTCCTTTAACTTCGGAGATAAGGAGAATGAGACGTTACGTAATGCGTGTTGTGAAGTTACTTCAGAGGACGACAGTGATGTCTGTAATCTCGGAAGCGTTAACATGGGTGCTGTGGAATCTCTTGATGAGTTTCGTGCTATTGTACGCCTTGCTAGTGGCTTTCTGGTGTGCGGTACAATCACTGCTGACCTCCCATACGATAAAGTTTATCAAGTGCGTAAGAAGAATCGCCGGTTGGGACTAGGTTTGATGGGGATACATGAATGGCTGCTGAAGCGTGGCTATGAGTATGGAATGAACGCAGAGTTGCGTCAATGGATGGAAGTTTATAGAGAGGAGAGTGAACGTGCTGCTAACAGTCTTTGTGATCGCCTTAGTATCAGTCGTCCTGTTGCATATCGAGCTATCGCACCAACAGGAACCATTGGAATACTCGCTGGAACTACCACTGGCATTGAACCTCTGTACGCTGTTGCTTATAAGCGGCGATATTTAGTTGGTGGGGATAAGTGGAAGTATGAATACGTCATCGACTCTACAGCCGAAGAGCTTATCACTCGATACAACCTCAAGCCTAAAGACATAGAAACATCTATGTCATTAGTTGACGACTTCGAGAAGAGGTTGAAGTTTCAGGCTGACGTACAGGATTACGTTGATATGGCTATATCATCCACCATCAACCTACCTGCATGGGGGAGTGAGTTTAATAATAAAGATAGAGTGTTGGAGTTTGCTGAGACGTTGGCTAAGTATGCGCCGAGGCTTAGAGGTTTCACTGTATACCCTGACGGCGCACGAGGTGGACAACCACTAACGATGTGTACGTACAAGGAAGCTAAGAGCAAGGCAGGTCAGGTGTTTGAAGAGAACTCTGACGCAGCATGTGGTGTAGGGGGAAGCGGTGTATGCGGGATATGACGAACGAAGAGTTGGACAACGTAGCATACTTAGAAGGCTCTGACTTTTCTAAGCAACGAACGCAAGAGGTGTATGATATGGGTACGAACAGTGATAGGAATGTAGCTTGGCAGAAATGCACCACCGGCAATCTAGACAGTGATGATAAGGGGAGTGGTGCGCGTAAGAGCGCTGGCAAGGCACAGCTAGATCTCATCCCAATACGCTATTGGCTAGGGGCGTGGGACTTCTATCTAGTGTCAGAGGAGCGGACGTTTATGCAGGAGTTGGCGTCGTGGCAGGAGAGGCATACTAGCGCTTATGAGTTGATGGGCTTATTCTCATATAAGGAGTTAGCTGGAGCTGCGAAGGTGTTAGCCTTTGGCGCTAAGAAGTATAAGGCGTGGAACTGGGCGAAGGGGATGCCATGGTCTGTGCCGACAGGGTGTATATTAAGACACATGCAAGCCATTGTAGACGATGAGTTGCTAGACGCTGAGAGTGGTGAGGAGCATTGGATGCACGTTGTCTGTAACGTGATGATGCTAGCCTGGTATGAGGTGCATTACTCGGAGGGGGACGACAGACCTCCCGTGTTTCGAACATGATACTATCAATAGAAACATTAGGGGGTACAGGTGGAATTGCGGTGTTGGATGTACATGCTATATTACCGGATACGAAAAAGCCCAAGGAACGCAGCATGGTTTATACAGGGCTGTTTCCAGAGGGCTTGTCGGTGGACGGGGTTGCTAGTGAGTTGTGTGCGCTGTGGTATGTCTACCTTGAAGAGATGGCTAGCTACGAAGTGGACGTCGATGAAGAGGGAGATGAAGGAGCTGAAGTGGAAGACGTTTGAAGGGCTGCCTAGCTTGCGGATGGGAGCTCAGTTTTATCTAATAGGCTACATCGCTTGCTGTATAGTTCTAATCACCCTTTCTTTAATGCTTTAACGATCTTCTCACCACTGCGTGAGACAACATACCCACCCAACCCCAGCTGTAACGCCACCCATGCCTGCTCACTGAGTGGGTTTGGGAGGAGCGCCAGCGCATCACCAACGATCAAGACTAAGAACGTCAGCATAGTGATGGGACGCCATACAGCCACGAGCCAATGCTCAGAACTGGCTTCAGAGTTTATGATGTCCGACCGTGACTGCAACGCCTTCAACTCATAACTGTATGCTGAATCCATTGCTGCCGCTTGCACTTCTAGGAGGCGAGCTTTGGCTTCCAGCTTCTCTTCCTTAGACGTATGCAACTCATCCACCAACTGAGCCGCTGGTGCGAAGATCCCGGCGATTAAATCTGTAATGCCTAACATATCATTTCCTCCCAAAGTATACGAGGGTGGCTATCATAGCGCTGAACACCACCCAGGCAGCACGCTCAAGGAAGTTGGTAGACGTTGTTGTGGTTTTGCCATCAACTTCCAACACAGCAATACGTGTGTCGTGTACGTCCAGCCTACTCTCTTGCCTGTCGATGCGCTTCACCGCGCCGTCGTGCCTCTCTTCCAACCTCACCAACGTCTCTAACTTGTCGATGACGGTGTCAAGTTTCCGCTCTAACGCGTCTAGCCTTTTATCGTCCATCTGCACGTCCAAAGACGCGACCGCGATTAGGCTCTGGAGGTTTTGGTTGTGACAACTCCTCTAATGTGTTGCTATCTATGATGGGGAGATCAAACCCCCGTGCTGAGTTGCGAATCTCTCCTTGCTCCTCTGGCGAAAACATATTCCATATCTCATCAAAGGCTTTGAGCATAATATCCTCACTGGCGTTAATAGTGGCCGCTCTCTTAGCTGCGTCTTTCACCGGAGCTTTTAACAAAGCAGCGATGGCTTTCTCTGCGCTAAGCAGCGCTGTAATCGCTTTAGGGTTGCCAGCTATTCTGCCTAGCATCACTGGCGTGAGGAAGACAGTAGCGGCTGTTCCAAGTGCCGCTAGTGAGCCTCCAGCAGCGGTGGCTCCGCCAACGAGCAGTAAGCTTGGGGTTAGTGTACCAATCTCCTTAGAGCGTAGAACTAAGGTGCCTATAGAGTCCGGAGCCTTCCCACTAGTTTCAGCCATAGCATTCAGAAGCCGCTTCAACTGAACGAACCCTTTCGCCCCTAACACTTCCTTCGCTGCCTTTGCAGGGACAAGCCTGTCAAACTTCCTAGCCAACTTACCCCGATCCACCACCCCTGCAAATATGTTTTCTATGTAGCCTCTACGAACAACATCCTTTATATGCTCTGCTGACTTAAAGCCCGTCTCAGCGAACATATCCACCCCAGCTTGTTCGGCTCTGATGAAAGAGGTGTCAATGCTTTTCATAAACGCTTTAATCTGAAAAGCGTTAGAGCCGTGGAGCACCTGAGCGATAACGCCATAGTCTGCATTGTTAGCTCTAGTTATAGTGGTTGCATTGATCTTTGGAAGAATCGAGTCAATACCTTCTTTAAACGCTGCATTAGCCGCCTTATACTGCGCCCCAGCGTTGGGAGCGGAAGTGTCCAGTAGGTGCTGAATCGTTTTACGCATGTTGTCAGCAAGGTCGGCTAGTTGGCTAGCGGCTGGCGTGTTCTGAAGCTGTCCAAAATCAGCAAGTTCACTAATATCGCTATTCATTATCTTCTGGAAATTTAACAGCTCACTAGCAGGGATGCTCTTAAGCCCAGCAAACCTGGCCTCCCACTCCGCCAACAACTTCAAGGAACCTCCCTTAAGCTCGCTACCGATGGTTAGCTGGTGTTTTCTCCTAAAACTCTCCATTGTCCCTCTAAGCAAACTAGGACTAACCATCTCCCTACCTAGCTTATTCTGCACAGCCGTCAGCGCTTTTATGCGCAAAGCACTATTAGCCGCCTTACCCGCCTTAATAACCCCTAGCATATCGTAGCCAATCTCTCCAGATGCAACATCACCAGCGCCATCCATCAACGTATCCAGCTTACTATCCAGTATTACACCAGCTCGACGTGTCTGCTCGACAGAACGCCCTCCGGAGAAGAAGCCAACCTCGCCAATACCCTCGGCTAAGCGTCTTACCCCTCTCGCCTTACCTGACTGATACGCTGTTAGTGAGCTTGTTATGTGCTGACCTGTTGAGGGATCGGTTGCACCCTCCTGTAAGAGCTTCTGTGTGGCTGTCAAGGAGGCGTCTGAGCCAGTCTGAAGCACGTCTCCAGACGGCTTAGCGGTTTTGCGAAAGACGTCAAACAGTTCATTCTTACCCAACTTCATAATACCCATCACAGGTTTAGCCAGCTTAGCAGCACCGAACGTCGCGACATCAAAGCCAGCAGAGATGGCAGCATCTTTCGTGGCTTCGCTAAAGTCAGCATCCTCACCAGCAAACCAATCAGACAAGATATCTCCACCGAAAGTGCCTAGAGCACCGCCGACGACAACACCGCCCAAAGCACCAACAGCAGTGCCCACCCCCGGTATAGGGATAGCTGCCGTCCCTAGAGCAGCACCTGGGCCTGCTAGTGCGGCAGCCCCAGCAAAACCGCCTGGGATGTCTAAGTTGTTACGTAGCGCTAACGCCGACTGCTCCAACCCATTCAATAAGGCGTCTGTGTTAGCAGTGCCTCCCACTCTAGTGGCAGCGTTAGCAGAGCGAGCATCAACAGGCACTTCCATACCAGACGGTAGCTGTACGCCACTAGGCGGCGTGTTAGCCTCCTTAGTCTGTTGAGCTGTAGATGGTATGGACAACCATGCCTTCCCCTCTTCGCTGGTTATCGAACCGTCGGACAATAGAATATCTATCAAGCCCGCGTTAGAGACAGAGTCGGGGACGTTAGGAACCGTTCTACCATCCGGAAGCGTTACATTACGTGTAGTCATTATTAACCTCTAATCATCTATTAGAAAAATCGACGGTGATGGTCTCCGATCTACCATCTCCAGACTTTTCTGCTAATCTTTTGTATTCATTGATGTAATCCGCCCTAGATGCGCTGGGATTGTTCAAGACAAACTCATTAGCCGTAATCGCCCTATTTAGAATCTTCAAAGACTTCTGAAACAACCCTATGTTAGCCGTGTTGGAAAACCCCATATTCTGTCCAGTGCTTGTTATGAATGCTAAATCGGTATCTGTTGGGTTGACACCTAGCTTCTTAACTTGACTGAGAATATACTTGCCCATTGTGTTAGACAACTCTGCTTGTGAAGCGGTGCCTGGTAAGTTAAAGAAATTCTTCAATCCTGTAAGCTGCTCATTTAATCCACCAGTGGATGTAGTGGCTAATAACTCCAACGCCCTATTTGACTCTATCCTTGTTTCTATCATCGGAATAATCTTGTTACTAATTGCCTCTCTCTGCACATCCCACCTACCTTGTGCCTCAACCGCTAGGTTTCCAACAGCATCAACGCCTGTTGTTCTTGACACTACATGTAGCCGCTCTCCTTCAATTGGCTGCGCTCCTCCTTTTGTCATAGGAATATACACAGTCTTAATTACCCCGTCAGCACCCTGACGACTGGCCGCTGTCCATTGATTACCCGCGCTATCCGCCACTATGGGGGGTGTGCCTTTGAGGAAATCATCTCCTGAAGATGTCTTAGACGCAGACAATAAAGCAGAGCTAAGACTTTTATTATCCATACCAGCGGCAGCGCTTATAAGAGCTTTGTTGCCTGTCTTCTCCACTGCTGCCATTAGAGATTCCCGCGTCTTTATATCTCCTAATGCCTTGTCGTTTGCATCCCCTTTAGTAGTGAGTCTGTCTCTCTGACCTTGTCTAAATGACACCCCTCTCTGTGAAGCAGTGGTAGCCGCTTGCTGTTGAGACGCCGTACTAGCCTCGGTAGCCTGTGCCTGCCTAGACAACTGTGCCCACTGCATCGCCTCAGCTCTTTTACCTTCACTGAGGGATTGTTGAGCCCTTGCCATTAGAGCGACAGGGTCGGTGAGGTCGGGGCCTGTAGATGCTGCTGGGCTAAACAACCCTTGCGTACGAGCAAGCTGCTGTTGCAAAATAGACCCAGCAGCACCACCGGCACCAGCCTGCCTATCACTAAAGCCGCCTATGATCTTTCCTAAATTACTTGATAATTGTGCTGCCATAATAATCTCCTAGAATAATCCTGCCACTGTTCCAGCTAAGTCGCCGAACAGCCTAGCCGATTCAACCTCAGACTGTAGCTGCCCCTCCAACCCTGTAGTCTGAGCCTGTGCATTCAAGTCTTGACCAGCAAGCTGCCCTTGTGCTGCAAGCTGTGCCGACTGTATACCAGGGGTTATGAAGTTGAACAAACCCTGCTCTGGCGACATCCCAGCCCCTAAGAACTGCTGAGCCAATGCCCCCTGCTGCGCCTGCTCCGCACTGCCTATCCCTCTAGCTTGTATTAGAGCGCTAAGCTGTTGCTCTTGTTGCGCCTTAGCTATAGCGAGTTGTTCTGGGGAGCCGCCAAATGCTGCCGACTGAATCCCACCCCTACCCTGACTCTGCAACCTACCCTCTAGCGCCAACCTCTCTCGCTCTTGCTGGGGAGCCAACCCTGCCATCAGCTGCTGGAATATCTGACCCTGTCGTGTGTTAGGATCTATGGCGGCTTGATCGAATAGCGTTGACGCACCCCCTAGTGCTTGATCGGAGATGCCGGAGAGTTGATCGCTAAGCTGAGCGTCAATGGATCCCCCAGCCCCAACGTCTACATTGCCCGTCCGTGAGGCAACGCTGAAGGGTTTAAACTGTGTACCCTCTACAGCCTGTTGCCCTATAGCCTCTGAGCCTTGCACAGCCCGGTCGCCTACATCTTGCAAGCGATTCATCTGTTCGAACAGTCCAGCCGCAGATACGCCACCACTGATGGCGCTTCCGGCATCAACACCTTGAATCGCTCCTATAATATCAGATATGCTCGCCATTAGTAGGATCCTCCGTCGATTAGATTAGCAGTGAGCGTCCCACTTAGTGTCACTGTGGGGCCTGTGAGTGTGCCTGTGAAGGCGGGGCTGGCGATGTCCAGTTTGGAGTTTACAGCCGTTGCGATGTTCGCATACTCCGTATTAATCTCTGTACCTCTAACCACCTTAGAAGGGTTGCCGGTTAACAAGGCATCCTTGGCTGCAAAGTCTACTAGCTTGGTGTAATTACTCATACGATTCTTCCCAATAATGCCTGTATATTCATCTCCTGGATGGAGAGCGATGTGTCTGAAATGATGGCTTCTATGCCAATGGTGACAACAACACCGCTGCCCCCTATGTTAGCCTTAACCCTCTCCAACGTAACCCCACCGGAATAGATGGCGTTGTTATACTCCGCGACGCCATACTCTGGGATAACCCCTAAGCTACTTAGCGAAACAGCTTTGCTGCGGTAGTTGGTTGAGTAGTCGAAAGCCCATAGCACACGTAAGTCTGCTCCCGCTGTAGCCAATACAGTTAAATCCACTTGCTTCGGAAACGTCAGATTTGTTGAGCTGCTGAAGGTTAGTGGGTTGGAGTAGTAGCGCATGGTGTAGGCGACGTTGTCGTCATTAGCGCCAGAGTAGATGCCATAGGCTGATGAGGAGCCGAACAATATCCTCCCCGTGCTAGTGACGTGAGCGTAGGATGACGGTAGCGTCCATGTAGTGGCTCTTGAAGCACCATCAGGAAGTATGTTCTTAGTTGAGAAACACAGCGACCCTGCAAAGCTAGGAAACTGGAGTAGGTAGAAGGATTCTTCTGCTGAGTAGATGGCATTGATGTTCCCTTCCAATCCAAGGGTGCGCTCATTACTAATTAGCTGTAGTGTTTCTGTACGAATATTCTTACTAACATCACCAATAGGCATACTCTTTTCTTGAATGGTACGTGCAAAGGAGCGCACGCCAGAGTGGTCTAGGAAGTAGACATCGGGGCCGGTGGGCGTTACAGTGTCTCTAGCAATACACCCCATCCCATTAACCGAATCAGTGAGTGTTAGGTTGGTGGCAGGGTCGCCGTTAGCGCCTGAGTAGACAAGAATAGATTCCAAGCCGAAGATGAGTAAGAAGTCGTTGTGTGCAGCAATGGCTTGAATGGTGTCATAGCCACGAGGCCAATACTCCGACACATCAATAGAGCCGCTGCTACCAGCAGCAAAGTCAATACCATCTAACAAGTCACTCCAATGTACAACACTCTCTGAACCTACAACACCGGCCACCCACAATCGCCCATACGCTGCAATACCGCAATTACCCTCTGGTATTGCAGCCACTTCAGCGACAGTGGTGGTGGCGTGCTTATACTGAATAGGTGTGTGACCAGCCTGAAGCATGTACATGTCATCGTTAAACGTAATCATCTGCCAACGGTTAGCAGTGATGGTGGCACCGACGGGGGTGACGTCCACCGGCACCGCCTCCCCTTGCCAAACCTTGTTGTTAGCAGCGCCAAACACTATCGTAGTGCCGTCTTCTGCGAGATGCTCATGCACGGCTTGTATGTCGTAAGAGCCGCTAAAGGCGCTGCTGTCCGTTGTTGTTATCTCCAACCCCTTACGCGACCCAATACGACCAAACTGATCTATGATGCAGTTGTCAGCTATACTGGCAAACTCATTCCCCTGCTCTGTTGGGGAGATTTCGGTGTTAATACCTGCAAAGCCCGGCGCAGAGAGTGTTATGTTCTGTTGCTGTTGAGACATAGACTACCCAATTCCGTTGTTTATGAGACGCACTAGACCCAATACCACATGTCTTCGTCTTCGTTGCGAGAGGCGTCGTATGCTATCTCGTCTGATAGGGTACGCTTAGCAATCTCGAAATACTCCAGGGCTGCTTGACCACCCACTTCACCGCGTTCACGGACAGCTAACGCCAGTGCTAATGCGTATACAGGTTGCTGAGGAACGACGATGGTGTCACTGCCTAATACGAGGTCTGATGTGCGTTGCCAGATAGACGCTTCAAGGGAGTAGATGGCGTCGGGGGCGGGGTAGAGGGTGATAACAGCATCGCCGTTAGTGTCTGTTCCGTCGTTAGTGTAGTAGGAGGGGGCTGCCGCAGCAGACGGTGTTGTCTTACGATTCCTATCCACCCATCTCCTCGGCTTCTCTAGCAACTCACTCGCGTTAGTGCTGTTGAAGATGGTGTCTATTTTAACACGGTTTCCTGCATTTGTCAAGCTATATTCATACTGATCGGTGACGGTGAGGATGTTGAGGTCTGTACGTAGCGCACTCCAATCGTGTGCAGCTTCTACTTGATCCTTAGCATCATTGACAAACGTCCCTATCAGAACAGAATACTCATCAGAAAGAGCGCTCACTTCTGTTTCGCGCATACGTGTTAATACTTTGTTGACTAGGCCCAGGTACGTTTGTAGTGCCATTATTGCCTCCTTCCTGTGAGTTGGTTGATAGACGGGATTAGTATAGCCCGCGCTGTCGGAGATAGTTGTGTGAAATCAAACTTCTGAAAAGGATCTTGTTCGATGTCGGTGAATAGACCGTCTCCACCGCCGCCATCTCCGCCGCCATCTCCGCCGCCGCCTGTAATGGGGGTGGGTTGTACAAACTCTGGAGGTGCTATGGGGAGAAGCTCTGGCTCAATGTCTCCTACGTCTATGATCTGATTATCTATTGCCGCCTGTGCTGCTGCGTCTGCTTCCGCTTGCGCCGCTGCAAGAGCGTCGGCTTCTGCTTGTGCTGCTGCAAGAGCGTCTGCTTCCGCTTGTGCCGCTGCTGCTTCAGCTGCCGCTCTAGCATCTGCTTCTGCTTTCTTCTCTGCTAGAGACGCTGCTAGAGCCGCTGCCACTTCTTCTGGCGTACGTACAGGTTGTGGCGTTACAGGCTCTCCGATCAAAATTGGCGCTATATCTTCTATGGGGGGTGGGAGCGCGAAGTCTTCTGGTGGTGTAATAAGATCAGGATCTCCATTAATCAAATCATCAATGGGGACGATGGAATCTTCTAACTCTTGCGCCGCTGCTGCGTCTGCTGCCGCTTGCGCTGCTGCTTCTTCAGCGGCTACACGCTCAGCCTCAGCCTGTGCTGCGATGCGTTCGGCTTCAGCGTCTGCTGCTGCTTGTTCTTCAGCGGCTATACGCTCAGCTTCTATTACTCTCTCAGCTTCAGCGGCTCGTTCGGCTTCCGCAACTCTTTCGACTTCCGCAACTCTCTCAGCTTCAGCAACACGTTCGGCTTCAGCCGTTGCTGCCGCTTCAGCCGCTGCCTCTTCAGCTGCCACTTGTGCTGCCGCTTCAGCCGCTGCTTGCGCTGCTGCTTCTTCGTCTGCCACCTTCTTAGCCGCTGCTTCTTCGGCTGCTTGCTGTGCTGCCGCTTCAGCCGCTGCTGCCGCTGCTGCTTCTTCGGCTGCTGCTATTCTAGCCGCTTCTGCCGCTGCTGCCGCTTCAGCCGCTGCTGCTGCCTCTTCAGCAGCGATTCTAGACGCTTCAGCCGCTTCTGCCGCTGCTGCGTCAGCTTCTGCTTGAGCAGCAAGATCAGATGCTATACGCGCTTCCTCTGCCGCCGCTGCCGCCGCTGCTGCCGCTTCAGCCGCTGCTGCCGCTGCTGCTTCGTCTGCTGCGGCTTGTGCGGCTACTTCTTCTGCTGCTAGTCTAGCCTCTTCAGCCGCCGCTGCCGCTGCTGCTGCTTCAGCCGCTGCTGCCGCTGCTGCTGCTTCGTCTGCTGCGGCTTGGGCGGCTGCTTCTTCTGCTGCCTTCTTAGCCGCTTCAGTTGCTGCTGTTTGAGCTGCTATCTCTTCCGCAACTCTTTCGGCTTCAGCGACACGTTCGGCTTCTGCAACACGTTCGGCTTCAGCAACACGTTCGGCTTCAGCGACACGTTCGGCTTCAGCGACACGTTCGGCTTCAGCCGCCGCTGCCGCTGCTGCTTCGTCTGCTGCGGCTTTTTCCATTGCTGCTTTTAATTCTTCTTCAGCTTTACGCTCTTCAGCCGCTGCCGCTTCTTCGGCTGCCACTCGTTCTAATTCTGCTTGAAATTCTTCTGCTGCTATTCTATCGGCTTCTGCGACACGTTCAGCTTCTGCGACACGTTCGGCTTCAGCCGCTGCCGCTGCTTCAGCTTCGGCGTCTGCTGCTGCTTGTTCTTCATCGGCTATACGCTTTTCTTCTAACGCTGCTACTGCCGCTGCTGCCGCTTCAGCCGCTGCGTCTGTACCTGGTAGCACACCTTCTAAATCTCCTTCAAGCGATCCTTCTATTGCGCCACCAGTGCCAAAGAGGGAAGTGGTGCCGGGAGCGGCAAAGGGGTTGCTCTCAAATATCCCCTCCAGAGGCACGCCTTCAGCACGTGGTGTGGTGATATCAAAAAACCTTTCATCATAGCGACTGGTTAGATCTGGAAACACATCGCCATTAAACGGTATAACACCCTCCTGCGACAACTCCCCTGTAGACCAACCACCAACGCCATCAATAGCATCTTGTGGGTTGATGGCGGGGTTTACGCTACCGTCTGGATTCAGCACTATATCGTCTACGACAGCATAGCGTGTTCCATCAGGGGCGATAATTACTTGTCTGTTTTCAAAGCCATCCACCCAATCTACAGCATCACCTAGCCAGTCGGTGGGCATGTTTGGCACATGTATACCCAGCTTGCTTAATAGACCGTTTTCACCGAGGAGGCCGAATAGATCTGTTGTATCTTCTAAGCGAATAGCGTCTGCGGCGGATATAGCCACGCCGTTTAGAAATCCTCTCCGCTCCAACACCCCAGCATCGTTTGTCTGAATAGCGTCTCCGGCAATATCTTGCAGAACATCAATGGCTACTCCAAGACCACCTTGTACGATGACATCCCCTATATCAATGGAGCCGTCTGTAACAGCTTGAGCAACAATTTCGTTTGTCGCACTCCTAATAAATGATCCTACTACATTCTGGTTATTGAACAAAGCATCCTCAGAAAAGACACCGGTTATACCATTTTGGGCGCCACCTATTACACCGGCTTTAAGCAAATCTCCTAAGTCAATATCCTCCGCAATGATCTGACCAGGCAGCGCACCGCCAATACCAGCACCTACGCCAGCACCAATAGTACCCGCTGTAGTTAGACCACCAGCAGCGGCTGGAGCGAATAAGCCACCAGCAAGGCTACCACCAGCAGCACCAGCTCCAACAGCCAATGCCACCTGTGTTGCTATAGGAACAAGCTGAAAAGGATCTTCTAACAACCCACCATTGGCCTTCTGCGGCGTCCCTATCTTCCAGAAGTCACCTTCTCCAAAATTCTTTTGTACATCATCAAACTGGTTGAAGTTGTGCGCAATAGACTGCTTACCACCGAAGCTGCTTCCATCTCTCTGTGTTATTACAGCAGCTAACTCCTCCGCCCTCTTCTTAGCCTCCGCTGAATCAAAGATGTTAGGTGTTGTATCGAAGCGCTGTAGACTTCCAAACTCACCAGCTGCTTGAAATCTACGTTCATCATAAACACCATTACCAACTCTAGCATTAAAGCGAATACCCATCTCTGGGTTGGCGTTCTCCCAAGCGGCAAACTCCTCTGGCTCCGCCCTACGTATCTCAAGCATATCACCCACCCACTGAGTAATATCCTCAGCCGTAGCCACTCCTTGCTTAAGAGAGCTGCCTAGCTCTTCCAGCTCTGACGTAGGCGATGGTGTTAGTGTTGGCGCTGGTGTTGGCGTAGGTGTTGGTGTAGGCGGACGAGTTGGTGTTTGCTGGTCAAACGTTGGTTGTCCGGCAAGGAAGTCTGCCATTTGGGTTTGTGCTGCCGTTGGCGTTTGCCGTGTAGGACGAGTTGGTGTTTGCTGGTCAAACGTTGGTTGTCCGGCAAGGAAGTCTGCCATTTGGGATCGGGCGGCCTCTGCCGCTGGCGCTGGTGTGGGAGTGATGCCAAAGGCAGCGGGGTTGGCTTGCTGAGCTGCTTCTAATGCCGCTGGATTCTCTGCCCAATACTTAGCCAACGCTATCTCAAAAGGCGTCTGCGTTGGCGCTGGTGCCGGAGCAACAGCGTCGAACATACCAGCATCATTATTTAAAAACTGAGAAAGATTTAGCGGCATCAAAACCTCCTACTTTTTAGCTTTATAGCCCAAGAATGCAAACCGTTCCAGTATCGTGTACGCCTTAGCCACCCATACATCATCCTTTGGTGTGTCTGTATAGTTACAGATAACACTGGCAATGGTGATGAGAGTGGTAGCGAGTAGATACGCGTTGAATAAGTATTCCATTATTGCTCTACAGCTTGTGAGGCTACATAGGCTGCTACGACTTCATCGGTGTGTACAGCAGCACAGATAGCTTGCACTTCTGCACTCTCGTTGCTGTAGTCGTCACCGGCTGAGATGACATGGCGATGATAGGAGCTAGATAGCTCTACACCGTCTTCATCAATCACTGTAGCTGTCCTGACTTGAACGGCTTTGTAGTCGCCTACGATTTCGATCTTATCTGCTTTGACTGTCTTGTTTAGCATTGTGTTGCTCCTGTCTGTGCCTACCGTCCGGTGGGCGTATGGGTGTGTTTTTATGTGAAATAGGTGCAGGTTAGAATAACCCGTTCGCTTGCGGCAATGTTCTGAGTCGAGACTGCTCCAGAAAGTGTGAAATTTAGTGAATCCCCGCCAGTTCCTGCGTATCCCCCCGTAAGTCCCGCCGCGCTGTTAGTGTACCCCACGCTAAAAGTCGCATGAACTGCCCCTACGCTAAAAGGCAAGCCTCCCATGGTGCTAGCTGTTGAGGCGATGGCGCTAGTAGTTGCATCTAAAAGAACTGTAACTGACCTGCCAACCTTAGTATAAGTACCTGATGCGCTCATGTTCTCACCACCCGTAGTAGGAGTCCACGTCCCCTCCTCATAATCGTCCAGCTTATTCGCTGCTGCTGTACCGCCGAGGTATACGCCGCCTGATAGGTAAGCGTCTTTGAATCTTCGACCACCATTTCCAAGAGTAATAATGCCATCAGAACCACCCGCAGCGGCACTTGATGCGGGAACAACGCTAGCGTCAAACATTGCGAGGTTTCCGGTTCCACTACCTATCGTTAGAGTTCCACCTCCAGTACCAATACTACCCACCGCAGCGCCGTCTTTGCGGAGGCTAACTATCTCACCGTCTGTGCCTGTTCTATTCAGCCATAAAGGGGTGTTACTTGCACGACTGATTGCCGCATATCCCGACACACCTATTGCAGTGCCTACATTAGTGTTGCCTACACCAACAATAGCATCAGTAGTGCCAACCATCACGTTACCAGAGGAGTCAATGCGCATGCGTTCTGTATACGATGTTCCAGTGTTAAAGGTAATAGTAGGACTATCAAAAGCTAATTCTGAAGTTGGGTCACCGACATATTGATTTCTAATTGTTGCTGTTGTTTGGCCTTGGTCTGTGTAATCAAACATGAACCCTGTAGACCCATCCCCATTACCAAGACGTAAAGAACCTGATGCTACTCTTGCGTTGTTTGCCGCAGATAATACTGAGAATCCACTTGTGGTTATTCCTAAAGACGCGCTATCAATAACAGAAATATCACCATCAACAACCAAGCCATCAGCCGTTACAGTGCCGGTTACGTCTATACCTGTGGCGGTGGTGGCTAGTTTAAGTGCGCTATCATAGTAAAGCTCAACAGCGCCATCCGTGAGCATACGCGCCATGAATTCGGTAGAGCCTTTGTCAAACTCAATGTGTGCGCCATTAGTGCGGACTATTAAGTTGCCGCCACCAGTCTCTTCAATAATACTGTGGTTGCCTATGGAGGTATGGTGAATCGTTAAGTCATCACTATCACCAAAAGTAGCCCTATCACCATCACCCAACGCTATACCGCCGTTGGCTGTAATAGTGCCGGCGAATGTGGCGTTCTGTGAGGAGTCTAGGGTTAGGACATCTGCTGCGTTAGTCCTCAGTTTTAGATTGACAGGTGCATTTGTCCCGAGAATTAAATCCGTTGATACGTCACCACCAGAAAGGAAGGCATGTGTTTCAAACTGAAGCGTTCCATTGAACAGCGCAAGACCCGTAGCAGTAAGGGCGTTAAACGTGGGACTATCCGTAGTAGCAACACCTTGATTTAAAGCCTTCACAGACGCTATAGCTGTTAACTCGGAGTCCATTAAGGCTCCGGCGGCTGTTACGTTAGCTGTGTCTGTTACGTCCGCTGAGGCTTCTATAGTGGCTAGCTTAGCTTGCTCTGCATCATCGAACGCATTAGTGTCCGCGTTAGCTTCATAGGCCACTTTAATGGAAGCATCATCTAAGTTCTTATTAACCACTGTCCAATCACCCACAACTGTAGCACTGGCAATCT